GTCAAGGACGAGTCTTTGAGGATCAAGGACATCGTAAAGCAAACCGGCTACGACAAAGGCCATGTAAGCCGGCTGCGCAAAGCCTCGCAAATTGATAAGTTGATTGCAGACGCTGTGGCTGCAGAGCGTGAGGCGTGTGCGAAGGTGTGTGAGAACAAAAACACACTGCTTGAATGGCCAACATACGCCGCCGCCATACGAGCAAGGGGGAACAAATGAACGAAGACATCATCCGCATGGCGCGGGAGGCTGGATGGGACGCCCATCATGCTGAGTTTGATACACGCATCCAAGCCTTCGCCACCCTTGTCGATGCTGCCGCAAAAGCAGAGGAAAACGAGGCGTGTGCAAGATTGTGCGACCAGATGTTTCATGACTGGTGCAATCAAGAATTTGAAGACGAGGACGAGGCTTACAGGAACAAACCTGATGCCGAGGATTGCAAGAAAGCCATCCGAGCAAGGGGAGACATATGACAGGCAACATCAAACCGTTCATCAAGGCTACAACCCCTGACAACTCTGATGCCATAGAAATGCTGGAGCAGTGGTTGGAAGACGCCAAGTCTGGGGAGATCGTCACGGTAGCTATTGTTGGCAAACGCGTAGGCGGCGAATGGCAGACCGGCATGAGCAGTAGTCAGAACCGCCTTGAAGATGCCGCAATGCTCATCGAGTTGGGTATGCGTCGGCTTGGCTTTAACCCGCAGAGGTGACAATGAACTACGAAGCCTGGATCGCCAGCCAAGTAACGAATGGCAGGGACGCGACCATTAGCCTCGCTTTGCTTGAGCAAGCGTACCCGCCCGAAGTACCGGCCTTGAGAGCTATCCAGCACTGGGCCGAGCAGATCTGCCGCAAGATCGGATGCACGGCCATCATTCACTTCGCCAGCGATGTCGTTACTTTTTACCCAACGAAGGGGCAGCCATGACTAAGACCGAGATTGAGATAGCAAAGACAGCTTTTGCGATGGTCAAAAGCATCGGTCATCACATCGATCTTATTGAAGAGCAGCATGACAGTAACTTTGCCGAGCAAGTCTTCAATAGCGTAGCGCTCACGATGCTGACTAAGATCTGCCTAGGTATTGCTGAGAACAACGGTACCGCAGCCTTTGAAAGCTATTGGTCGGATGTTGATAGCAAGCTGCGCGAGATGATTAAAACTTTTGCTTGCACACCAACCAAGCATTAGGTAAAGTCCAACGGGCATGGCTAGGGTAGCTCCCGAAAAGCGACTTCGTCACTCGCCTGCCAACGCCCAACCTCAGTGACGACAAACCTTTGACGAGGGTTGTATATGCATTACTACCAGCATCATATTGGTGACTTCATAAAAGACACCAATTTTCTGACCAACGAAGAAGTTGGCATTTACCTGAAAATGCTTTGGCTTTACTACGACACAGAAAAGCCTTTACCAAACTCTTTGTTTCAAATTTCAATGAAGGTCAATGGCCGCGATAAGGAGGAAATTATCGAGGGCCTTCTGGATATGTTTTTTACTTTGCAAGATGGCGCCTGGCATCACAAGCGTTGCGATAAGGAGATTGAGCAATATCACAAACAGGTCCAAACCGCATCGAAGGCTGGAAAAGCATCGGCTGCTAAACGAGCGCAGAACAGAGAAGCATCGGAAGTTCAACGACCGTTCAACGACCGTTCAACGAGCGAGCAACCAACCAGTAACCAAGAACCAAGAACCAGAGAGAGACGCGCTACGCGCTTGCCTCCAGACTGGGAACCTTCCGATGAGTTGATTGCTTTTATGGCAAAAGAAAGGCCTGATCTGAACCCAAGCCATACCATCATGAAGTTTTGCAACTATTGGCAATCCAAATCAGGTAAGGATGCGACAAAGCTTGATTGGGATAAGACCTTCCAAAACTGGGTGTTAGCCGAGAACGAAAGAAAGGCGAAGCCTGCAAGCCAAGATCCCTTCGCAAGCCGGGGTGGCGTATGAAAGGGCACGAGTTCATCATGGACCTGCTGGCCAAAAAACAGCCGCCCCGCGCCGTCTTCATCGAGTTCGATGGCAAGCCTGATGCCTATGCCGAAGCCCCGGTGGTTGTGGTTGGCAAGTTTGACTATGACTACCGCTGGGTTAAAGGCTTGGTAGCTCATGTCACTGGCCATGATTCCGATGCAGTAGCCCGTACTGCCAAAGAACTGCTTCGCTGCGGCGCTGCTCGAGTCTTCGCCCATTACACCGAATCACGCTTTCCCATCTTGTGGGACTCAAAGGTTGACGCATGAACAAAATCCCTGACGATATTGATTTCCAAGCTTGGTATGACTCGATGGAGGCTCAGGTCCGCGTTAGGTCCGCGGCTGATTGCATGGACCAATTGATCGACCAGGTCAAGAACCCGGTTACAACCAAGCCCATCACGATGCCCTGGTCCAAGACGCTAGGCCTCTTCGAGTTTCGGCCTGCCGAGGTTACGGTTTTTGCCGGCACAAACGGTAGTGGCAAGTCCATGCTGACCGGCATGATTGCGCTGAGCCTGATCGCACAAGGCCAGCGTGTCGTTATTGCAAGTTTCGAGATGAAGCCCTTACGCACCCTACAACGCATGGTCAGGCAATGGTCCCGTCGCAGAGACCCTGCTGTAGCCGATTACGAGGCCTTTAAGGCGTGGGTTGGCGACAAGATGTGGTTTTATGACCAGCAAGGAACGGTAAGCCCTGGGCAGGTTCTAGGGGTCGGCAGTTACGCTGCAGCCAATCTCAATTGCAAGCACTACCTGATCGACTCGCTGATGAAATGCCTGCGTGATGAGGACGACTACAACGGTCAGAAAAACTTTGTGGACCAACTCTGTACTTTGGCTCGAGACTATGACACGCACATCCACCTGGTGCATCACATCCGCAAGCAGGCTAATGACGAGAACGCACCTACGAAGATGGACCTTAAAGGCTCAGGCTCGGTGGCCGACCAGGTGGACAATGTGATCCTGATGCACCGCAACAAAAAGAAGGAGCGTGAGCTTGAGGCTGGCCATGTGGTAGACCAGTCAATCCCTGACGCTTACCTGGCCATTGAGAAGCAACGCAACGGCGAATACGAAGGCGTCATCAGGCTTTGGTTCGACAAAAACTCACAGCAATTTACTGAGCAAGCCTATGGAAACCCCATTATCTTTTGAGGCCACATTACCATGGCCACCTACCGTAAACACCTACTGGCGGCACAGAGTCATTGGCAAGCTCGCCACCGTTTACATTTCGCAGGAGGGCCAGGCCTACCGCAAGGCGGTCAATCTGTGCTTAGCGGAACATGGGGTGAAGACCTACGAACTCGAGGGGGACCTGCGAGTCGAGATCGAAGTGTTCCCACCGGACAAACGCAAGCGGGACATCGACAACCTTCTCAAGTCCCTGCTGGATAGTCTGACGCACGCGCAAGTCTGGAAGGACGACAACCAAATCTCGGACCTGAGGATCTTCAGGAACAAACAAATCGCCGGAATCGTGAAGGTGAGGGTGTATGAAATTAACGGGTGATCGCAACCAGTGCCAGGCCTGCAAAAACTACTTCAACTCAACCTTTGCCTTTGATAAGCACCGCACAGGCGATTTTGGGGTGAGCCGCAGGTGCAAAACACGCGATGAAATGGAAAGGATGGGGGTGAGTATCAACTCAGCAGGATTTTGGATTTCTAGCGCCTATGGCGGACCTTGGAGGGCCATTCATGAATGACAATGTTAATCACCCGGAACATTACAACTCACATCCATCGGGTGTGGAGTGCATCGAGATTACTGAGCACATGAACTTTTGCTTGGGCAATGCCGTGAAGTACATCTGGCGCGCAAGCCTCAAGGGCAACGAGGTCGAGGACTTACGCAAGGCCCGGTGGTATATCAGTCGGGAAATTGCACGCATCATGAATGAGAAAAGAAATGAAGCATGATCCGCACGCCGCAGTCGATTACATCATCAAGCACGCGAAACAATTTGCTGACGCAAAAGCACAGCGCGTGTACCTTGAAGAATTCAGAAAGAGCAAGAAGGCTTTGCTCATGAAGCAATCGCTCGAGACAGCACTGGGCGCTCAAGAGCGTGACGCTTACGCGCACCCCGAGTACATTGAACTGCTTAGGGGCATTGAAATTGCAGTGCAAGTTGAGGAGAAATTGAGATGGGATTTGATCGCAGCGCAAGCGAGAGTGGACATCTGGAGAACGGAACAAGCAAACCTCAGGAACGAAGGCAAGGCCACGATCTGATGAGCAACGATGGCCGCCACAAGCAAATGCTGGCAGACCTGGCTGACTTTCTCGGCGCCGTAGCGTTTGAGGACGACAAGGGCTGGACTGAGGAGGTGTACGCCGAGGGCTGGAGCGCTGGCTTCAGGTCGGGATTGGCTTACGCCGCAAAGATTGCGCAATCACAAGGCAGGGGCTGGGGCATTGAGCATGCTGAGCAGATCCGCAAAGCGTTATGACCAACGAAGAGAAAAAGCACCTCGATAAGGTGGCTGCCATTGGCTGCGTGTTATGCCATCTTCAAGGCACACCTGGTACGCCAGCAGAGATCCATCACCCACGCAAAGGGACTGGCATGGCCCAGCGCGCAAGCCACTGGGACGCGATACCGCTATGCCCTGAGCACCACCGCGGCAAGACGGGCATTCATGGCATGGGCATCAAAGCATTTACCAGGCACTACCAGGTAGACGAGGCTGAACTGCTGCATGTGACGCGCCGTTTGGTTGCCTACCATGACCACTTGTCGGACGGATGGCGCGTGTCTACACAAGTGGATTAAAAGCACCTATGATGGAGTCTCAGTAGCAAACAACGCAAACTTCAGGAGCAAACACCATGATCGATTTCAAAGATGACCTTGATGCAATCTTCGACGCAAAGCCCATTGTTGCTAACACTGAGATTCGCGAGTCTTGCAACAAATGCAGCGGCACTGGTGTTTGGACGGGTTACGGTGATTGCACTGGCGATCGTAGCTGCACCCTTTGTAAGGGCCGCGGCTACCAGATCTTCAAGTTCACCAAATCCGAGCGTGATGCACGCCGCGCGAAAGTGGCTGCCCGTGCTGAGCGCAAGCAGCAGCAAACCCTTGAGGTTTTCGCCCAGGCTCACCCTCTCGTATGGCAGTGGGCTAACAGCCAGGCTGAGCGCTTCGAGTTTGCAGCCGCTATGCTCGAGGCCGTTAAGAAGTGGGGCAAGCTTACTGAGCGCCAGTTAGCATCAGCAACTAAGTGCGCTGAGGGTTGGGTAGAGCGTCAGGCGAAGTGGGAAGCGGAGCGCGCCGTGAGTAAGGCGCAGGCCAAGGAGGTCACTGTTGAGGCCATTGAGGTTGCTTTCACAAGCGCCAAGGACGCTGGTATCAAGTGGCCTAAGCTTCGCCTTGATACCTTTATCTTTTCGCCTGCTGGCGCAAACAGCACAAACGCTGGCGCCGTGTACATCAAGGAGGGTGGTACTTACCTTGGCAAAGTGCTCAACGGTAAGCTTTTTAAGTCGCGTGATTGTAGCGCCGAGCAAGAGCAGCGCATCATCGACGCCGCTCATGATCCCAAGTCTGCAGCCATCGCTTATGGCAAGCGCTTTGGATCTTGCAGCGCCTGTGGCCGTGAACTTAGCAACCAGGAATCCATTGATCTTGGTATTGGCCCTGTATGCGCTGAGCGCTTTGGTTGGTAACCATGGGGCGAAAGCCCCTCAAAAAATGTTGTTGACAACTGGATTAAATACACAGATAATTAAATCTCACTAAGCAAACACCAGGAGCAAACATCATGAACGCAAACCTCAAAGCTGAATTGGTCAAAGAGTTCACCGCACAAATTACCCGTAGCGTGACCAGCACCTTTAACTACCTCGTTGAGCAGTTTGGACCCACAGTCAGCGGCGTGTACAACTCTCGCAGCGCTAGCGTGTGGCGCAACACCGTGCAATTTTGCGTTGTAAGAACAGGGACAGGCTATCGTAGGGACGAGCCTTTCGTTCTTTGTGAGCAGCGTCTTGCAAAGTTTGCAGCAACATTGGCAGACCAGTGGGCCACCGAGGTTCTTAACAAAGTTGATGCAAAGGTTGGTGAGCTAACCGATGCAAATGTCTTGTACGCAGGTTCAGCCAACTTCGTGATTACCGGCACCAAGAATGGCCGCGGTGTCCGTATCGATCAACAGCAAATCATCAACTGCTCATCGAAGGGTACGCTGTTCAACCAGTACCCAAGCCGCATTTATGTCGATGGCAAGTTCACCCCAGCATCAAAGTTCGCAGCAATCTAATCAAACCGGGGCTACGGCCCCTCAGCAAACCAGGAGCAAACCATGAGCAAAAAACAATTTGATACTTGTATTGACCTTGAAGGAGTTGACCGTCTTACATTGAGCGAGCATGACAATGGCTTATGGCTGTCAGTATGGAAGTTAGGTGCTCATGCAGCAGTAGCTGTTAACCGCGACAAAGTCATCGAACTGCGCGATGCCCTCAACAAATTCCTCGGGGAGTAAACAAATGGATTACGATGCATGGCTTGATCGGCAGCTTTACGAATACGACATGGAGCGCGAACGCGCAGAGCGTGAAGAGGATTGCCAAGACGAGGAAGAGGAATTAGACTGAAGATTGCAGTCCATGTTGATGTTCTCCTGAAATCCTCTGCACTTCCCCGTAGAGTTGACCCCCAGCAATTGGGGGTTCTTTTTTTCTGCTTCATGTAGTAAAATCAATCACTTATGATACCAGCAGAAAAAATGGGAGCCGCAATTCGCGCGACCAGAGCCATACTCGACATGAACCAAGGCGAGTTCGCCAAGCT